CCAGCAAAATGCCCAAGGGCAAGCGTAAAGCTCGTCGGGATGACACTGACTTTACACAGTACGCTGAAGGCGGCAAAGTAAATGCGGCTGGCAACTACACTAAACCCAGTCTTCGTAAGAAGATTGTGTCTCAGGTAAAAGCCGCAGCTACGCAAGGTACGGGTGCAGGACAATGGTCAGCACGCAAGGCCCAGCTTGTCGCTAAAAAATACAAAGCTTCCGGTGGGGGGTATAGAGATTGAAAGCTCCGCAAAAGTCTCTTAAAGACTGGGGCGACCAGAAATGGCGCACTAAGTCTGGCAAACCGTCAAGTAAGACGGGAGAGAGATACTTGCCTGAAGCAGCTATTAAGTCTTTGTCACCATCAGAATACGCCGCTACCACACGTGCAAAACGTGCAGGTAAACAAGCTGGAAAGCAGTTTGTAGCGCAACCTAAAACAATTGCAAAGAAAACGGCGGGATTTAGATGACTACTTCTGGAGTTGCAGCGTTTAATCTTGACCTCACGGAGATTGTTGAGGAAGCGTTTGAGCGTGCGGGTTCTGAACTACGCACGGGCTACGATCTACGTACCGCCCGTCGTTCATTGAATCTGTTGTTTGCTGACTGGGCAAACCGTGGCATTAACATGTGGACGTTTGAGCAAGGTACGCTTACCTTCACTCAGGGTTTGGCAACTTACGCGCTACCAAACGACACTGTGGATTTGCTAGAACATGTAATCCGTACTGGTGCCGGTAACTCTTCTACGCAGTCTGACTTAACAATTACCCGTATTAGTGTTTCTACCTATGCAACAATTCCCAATAAACTGCAGCAAGCCCGCCCAATTCAGGTGTGGTTTCAGCGTTTAGATGGCCAAACGTCATCCATAGGGACTACATTAAATGGTGGCATTTCTGCTACAGCTACTACAATTACGTTAGCTAGTGCTGCTGGACTTCCAGCCACAGGCTTTTTGTTGGTCGAGTCTGAGACTATTCAGTATGGGTACATCTCCGGCAACGTGCTTTATAACTGCTTCCGTGGTCAAAACGGTACAACCGCAGCAGCACACTCAACTGCCGCCGCTGTTTACTCACAAAACTTGCCATCCGTTACTGTTTGGCCAACCCCCGATGGATCACAAACATACCAATTCGTTTACTGGCGTATGCGCCGTATTGATGACGCAGGTGGCGGCACTAGGACTATGGATGTACCTTTCCGTTTCCTGCCCTGTTTGGTTGCTGGACTCGCCTACTATCTTGCACTTAAGGTAGAGAATGGCGCTCAGCGTCTGGACGTCCTTAAAGCTCAATACGACGAAGCTTGGCAGTTGGCTGCTGGCGAAGATCAGGAACACGCTTCTTTACGGTTTGTACCGAGGCAAATGTTTATTGGAAGCGGTACGTAAATGGGCAATAGGTTTGCTTCAGGTAAGAACAGTATCGCCATGTGCGATCGCTGTGGCTTTCAGTTCAAACTAACGGCACTTCGTAAAGAGATTCAGAAGACCAAGATATATAACCTGCTTGTGTGCCCCGAGTGCTGGGATCCAGATCAGCCGCAGTTGTTGCTAGGCATGTATCCAGTTGATGATCCGCAGGCTGTGCGTAACCCTCGTAGAGATACGACTTACTACACCGCCGGTACAAATGGATTGCAGACAGTTAACTCAACCAGTAATGCCTCTGATGCTGCTGGTTACGTTACAGGTGGTTCTCGGGATATTCAATGGGGCTGGGCTCCAGTTGGTGGGTCGAGTACTTTTGATGCGTCTTTAACACCAAATTACTTGGTGGCAACGACATATGTTGGTACAGTTACGGTAACAGTTACTTAGGAGATTAAAATGGGATTCAGAAAAGCAGCAGATGGCGTTACCAAATCAGGTAAAACTAAAGGCACAAACCTTGGTGATAGCGGCCCAACCGTTGGTATTGAAAGCGGTGCTAAAGGCGGCAAAGGCAAAGGTGGCAAGACCAACGCAGACATGATGTCTATGGGTCGTAATTTGGCTAAAGTTGCCAATCAAAAGCGAGGTTAATCATGGCTACACAAGTTAAACCTACTACAAAGAATAGCCCCGCGATCAAGACCGGGGCTAACAGCAACAATAAACCCGCTTCAGCTTATGTTGATCGCGCTAAAGAGGCTACAAGCCAGCTTGCCGCACGTCCGAACAAAAGCAAGCTTGACGAGTACGATGTGACTATTGGTAATATCAGCAAATCTGCTGGTGATGAGAAGGTCAAAACGTCCGGTATCAAGATGCGCGGCACAGGCGCGGCTACTAAAGGTCTGATGTCTAGAGGCCCAATGGCATGAATTACACCGAGTTAAAAGCTGCTATTCAAGCTTACACGGAGAACACGGAGACAAACTTCGTGGCGGAGATTCCTGTCTTCGTGCAACAGGCTGAACAACGCATATATAACTCGGTGCAGTTTCCGTCTATTCGTAAGAACGTATATGGACAAGTGACGGTAAACAACAAATATTTGCAGTGTCCCACAGATTTTTTGGCCGTGTACTCTTTGGCTATTGTGACGGATGTAACCGGCAGCGATATGAATACGGGCACGTACGAGTATTTGCTGAACAAGGATGTTAACTTTATTCGTCAGGCGTACCCTACGCCAAATGATACGGGCGTACCTAGGTACTATGCACTATTTGGCCCCCGTTCGGATAACGCGGACGAGCTGACGTTTATTCTTGGCCCAACACCTGCTTCAGCATACTTTACTGAACTTCATTACTACTTCTATCCTGAATCCATTACAGTAGCGGCAGATGGTAAAACATGGCTTGGTGATAACTTTGACACGGTGCTTTTGTATGGCTCATTGGTTGAGGCTTACACCTACATGAAGGGCGAGCAAGACATGATGCTGCTATATAACACCAAGTACCAAGAAGCACTTGCACTTGCTAAACGTTTGGGTGATGGTATGGAGCGTCAAGACGCTTACCGTTCTGGTCAGTATCGTCAAAAGGTAACTTGATATGGCGATTGTTCAGACCCAAACTACCAGCTTTAAGGCGCAGTTGTACCAAGGTATTCATGACCTGACAACTGATGTTATAAAGATCGCTTTGTACACAGCTAACGCTAACCTAAATGAAGACACAACCGTGTATAGCACAGATAATGAAGTAGCTAATACAGGCACTTACTCTGCTGGCGGGTCACAACTAACACCAATCACAGTCAGCACTTCTGGCTATACGGCGTACGTGAGTTTTCCTAACGTATCTTGGACAGGCGCAATTACCGCTAGATGCGCTTTAATCTACAACGTTACACAAGGTAATAAGTCCGTTGCTGTGCTGGATTTTGGTTCAGACAAAACTTCAACTACTACTTTTACCGTCACCATGCCGACTAACGGCCCAACCACTTCGTTAATTCGTAGTTCAAACTAAAGGAGTCATCATGACTATTGAGAAAACCAAAGCCACTGACATTGTTTCTAGTGGTCTGACTTGTAACACTAAAGCCGGTGAAACTGCGCAAGCTACCGGTAAGTACCACGTTGAGTGCCGTGACAAAGACGGTAACTTGAAATGGGAAGCCGACACTAAAAACCTAGTAGTTAACGCGGGTCTGGCTTATATGGCTGGTTCAGCTTTGACATCAGTCACTCAAATCACCTCTTGGTATTTGGGTCTGTATGGTGCTGGCGCTTCCAATACTCCCGCTGCTGGAGACACTATGGCGTCTCACGCTGGTTGGACAGAGATTGCTCCTTACAGCAATGCAACCCGTGTGGCAGCTACTTTTGCAACAGCTACAACAGCTAATCCTTCTGTAGCGACAAACTCAGCTTCACCTGCCGTATTTAACATCAATGCAACAGCGACTGTGGGCGGCGCGTTTTTGACTAGTCAAAGTGCAAAAACACCAAACTCCGGCTATAACACTGGCACACTGTTTTCTGCGGCTGACTTTGGATCACCCGGCGATCGTTCCGTAGTTAGCGGTGATACTTTGTCTGTGACTTACACATTCAGCTTGGCGGCTTAATATGGCCGGGTGGGGCGACGGCTCATGGGGCTCAAGTGGTTGGGGCGGTTTTACCGCCTTCACTAGCTCCGTAGACGAAGCTTCCACCGGAGCCGATGCAGTTGTTTCCGTATTAGCGGTAAACCCTTCTGTAAGTGAAACAAGCACAGCTTCAGATGCGGTTGTAGCAGGGCAGATTTATTTCCCTGATGTAGTTGAAACGTCTACAGGCGCAGATGCTACAACCGGATCGCCCTTGTATGTGGGCGTAGTAGTAGAAGCGGGCACAGGCGCAGATGTTGTTTCTTCTATTGTTTCTGTGGGGGCAGTAATTACTGAATCTGCTACGGGCGCAGATGAAACATCAGGTGGTGAGGTATACGATGCTTCGGTGGCTGGCACAGGCTGGGGCCAAAGCGCATGGGGTTATAACTCTTGGGGCGGTATAGGTGAAATAGCTGTTGGTTCAGATGCTATAACGTCTACATTGGGAATTAGCGTAGCTTTAACAGAAACGGCTACAGGCTCAGACTCCGTTGTTGCAGGGTCAGTGTTTGGGGCGCAGATTACTGAAACAGCCACGGGTAGTGACGCAATAACAGCAAGTCCTACCTACACCGCTGCAGTGACAGAAACGGCTACTGGGGCAGACGCTGTATCTAGCATAGCAACGCTCAATTCAGCAGTAAGTGAAAGCGCAACGGGCACTGATAGCACAGCAGCCAGCTTTCTATTTTTTGCAGGTGTGCAGGAAACGGCAACGGGTTCGGACGCAATTAGCGCGGCACCTACCTTCTCTGCTACAGTTACAGAAAGTTCTACAGGCGCAGATTCTATTGGGGCGGCACAGGGTGTTAATCCTACAGTGACAGAATCTGCGGTAAGCGCGGATACATTAGCGGCAGCGGCGGCTTTTGTGGCTTCTATTGTTGAATCGGCAACCGGCACAGATGCAGTAAACGCCCGGTTCTTCTGGGAAATAATAGATGACACGCAAGACGCAAACTGGCAAAATATTGGCAATACGCAAACGGCAGGTTGGACTGCTATTGCAACGACTTAGGAGCACTTAAATGGCAGCTACAACAACGCAACTGGGTTTAGTAACCCCCACGCAGGGAGACCTTTCTGGCACATGGGGTAACACTGTTAACAACGGTATTACTGAATACACCAATATTGCTATTGCAGGCACAACCACTTTTAACGGCGATGGCGCGGTAACGTTGGTCAACACAACTGGCGATGCGAGTGCTACTAACATTGCTTCTACTTCAGCGCAGTACATGATTGTGCGCGTAACGGGTACTTTGACAACTGCCAAAGTTATTACGTTTGGTTCAGCAGGTTCAGCCCCTTATAGTAAGTTGTATTTGGTAGATAACGCCGCAACGGGCGGTATTGTAACTTTCAAAGCTTATGGCCAAACGGGGGTTTCGGTTGCCGTTGGTGAAAAAGTTTTTGTGTATTACAACGGCACTGACATTGTAAAAGTAGCCCCATATTTTATAAGCGGTGTGCTACCTGTAGCTAACGGTGGTACAGGGCTGTCTTCTGGTACCTCTGGCGGCATCTTGGCTTATACTGCTTCTGGAACTTTGGCATCGTCCGGTGCTTTGGCTGCAAACAACGTAGTGGTTGGGGGTGGTGCTGGCGCTGCACCTTCTTCTACAAACCTGTTATCTATTGCCGCCGCTGTAACAACCGGCAACTACATTCAAGGTATTGGTTACGCGGATACGGTTACGGCTCTGGGTAATACTGGAACGGCAATCAACCTTGACGTAACAAGTGGCGGTGTATTTAGCGCAACACTTAATGGTAACGCCACAATCACTTTACGCTATCCCGTTGCGACGGGCGCGTCTTCGTTTACACTAATATTGACAAATGATGCAACGCCCGGTAGAACTGTGGCTTGGGCTGGTGGTACATTTTTGTTTCCGGGTGGCGCGGCTTCGTTGTCGCGTACAACCACTGCTGGAGCAATCGATGTTTGGGTGTTTTTTACGCCTAATGGTGGTACTACATGGTATGGAAACATTGCCATGAAGAACATGACAACTTAATTTTTTGGAGAATTTAAATGGCTATTACAGTTGAACAACAAGCGGATATTGACTTGGCAGAAGCTCGTGAAGCGGGTCGCCGTGCGCATGAATTGGCTATGGAAAATTTGCGCCATGCAAACAGCATTGCTACAGCACAAGAACATGCGGGTGCCCAGATAGTGCTTGAAAAACGCCGCGCTAAATTAGAGGCCGTGCGTCTTGCAAAAGAAGCACTATTACAAAATAAACTGAGTCAACCTGTTGATTCACGTGAAGTGACCGCAGCAGATATTCAGGCATACGCAGAAACGCTTGTAGCCTATATTGATGCGTAATGGAAGGTTTTTCGTACTTTCCAGCAACTGTTTATCGGGATGAACGTTTTGATCTTGTTGACTCTTCTCTTAGAGTTCTTGCAAAATATTTAAACAAACTTCCCGGTGAACAACAAGAGCTACCAATTGTTCAAACAGAACATTTGGGAAATGACCCTGAGATACAAGACTTAGTAAATTATTTGCTTGTATCATCTGTAGATATTCTTAGGGGTCAAGGATACGCTGTAGATAAATATGATTTTTATTTTTCTGGCATGTGGGGGCAGGAAATAAAAAGGGGTAACGCAACAAATGTTCACGTCCATAAGAACAGCCAAATATGTGGTTGGTTTTTTCTTGACGTGCCTGAGAACGGCGCGTACCCTATTTACTACGACACGCGTGCAAATAAGGGGATGATTGAGTTAGATTTTGTACAGGGCGACGAAATCACAAACGCTACGTCTTCAATCAATTTTAACAATGTTAAAGCAGGCACCGTAATGTTTGGAAATTCTTGGATGCAACATCAACTGCTTTCCGGTGTTTCTGAACTACCAACACGGTGTATTCATTTTATAGTGTCACACAAGGATCGTCAGTGCAACATCTGCTAACCCCCTATTCCGAACCAATGCAACCATTTGCTTGGTGGGAAGGAGCTTTTACACCCCAAGAACTTAATTTGCTACAAGAAAAAGCACGTAAAGCAGAGGTTAAAGCACAGGTGGGTAACAGCCAGCTAAATAACGATGTTAGACGCGCTAGTATTTCTTGGATGGCTAAAGATGCAGATAGCGCTTGGGTATTTGAACGATTGGGTGATATTGCGGCAAGATTAAATGCCCAGTATTTTAGGTTTGATTTGACTGGTTTTGGTGAGCCATTACAGCTAACAAACTACGATCAATCTGAACACGGTATGTACGGTTGGCATCAAGATTACGGCGGGGTCATAAGCCGTAAATTATCTTTAGTACTACAGTTAGCCGATCCTTCAGAGTATGAAGGGGGTAATTTGCAAGTAATGACAACTGGCCAACCAGTAAACATTAAGAAACAGCGGGGGCTTATTGTTGCATTTCCCGCGTATACGTTACATCAGGTAACGCCGGTCACTCAAGGGAACCGTCAGTCTCTTGTCGCATGGATTTCGGGGCCACCTTTCAAATGAACGTAACACACAAAGATTTTATTGCACAGTATACTGATGTGTACCCAGAAGAATACTGTCAGCATCTAATTAACGAGTTTGAACGCCTCGTTGCTGGGGGCGCAGGTTCAGATCGCCAAAAGAGCGAAGGTGCACCCAAACACCGTAAAGATGATATGCAGGTAGGGCTTAATGTAGGTATCCATAACACACAGCCTTTTAACGGTGGTGATACAGTTGATGTATTTTTTTCTGGCCTTCAAAAATGTTACGACGAGTACACTAACCAGTATTCAGCATTGAAGGAAGGCAGAGTTAAAGCTACCATAATGAAAATGCAGCGTACTCCGCCGGGTGGTGGTTATCATGTATGGCATGGTGAACAAGGCCCCGGCAATGACGCTAATCGCGTACTTGTGTATATGTTGTATTTAAATACACTTCAACCAGAAGAAGCTGGTGAAACAGAATTTTTGTACCAACAAACTAGGTTGCGTCCGCAAGAAAACACTATGGTTCTTTGGCCCGCTGCATACACCCATGCGCATCGTGGTAACGTGGTACACGGATACAACAGCAAGTACATTGTGACTGGATGGTTTTTCTATGAATAGCCCAGAAATATTTGAGAGTCAAGGCTGCGTAAAGGTAGACGGGTTTTTAGACCCCACAACAACTAGCACTATTTCGCAATACCTTGAAAATAGACTTACTAGAGGTGAATGGTCGCCAAATGAAACTGAGTTAGTAACTAAGATTTCATACTACGCTGACCCATTGATCGAAACAGTTTTAAAGCAATCACTGCCAATAGTAGAAGAGCTATGCGGCAAAGAGCTG